TTAAGTGACCATTCTCTTACATAACAAACAATATCTTCAGTCTTTACTTTCATAGTAGTCTTTTCTAAAGTATCTCGAGAGAACATTTGAATTGTACCACTTTGGTTCTCCGGTGTCAAGAGATTCTATGAGGACATTGTTGATAAAGAGTTGCCTGGTCTCTTCGTAGTTTGTTCTTCCTTTTGTTTTGTGTAAGGATAAGATGGTTCTTGTGAAATTCTGTTTGCCAAATTTAATAATATCTTCTTTAAGTTCTGGACAAGATCCATAATACTTCTTCCAATCTGATTCTAATTTTACTTTTCTTTTTTTTCCTTTTGGTGTTCGAAATTGCCAAAAATACTTTCTACCAATATAACTCCGATGATTGAGAATATTTCGTATAAGATATACAAACCCGTAATAATCTTGGATCTGATCTGAGTCAAATATTTTCTCTTCATAAATCCAAGGATTGTCGTAGTTATATCCTATACTCATCAATAATGTTAAGAACTTCGTCCAAATATTTATGAGCCAGAACCTTAGGATTCGTAATAAGTTGATTTACTTGATCTTCATATAACTTATGTTTTAATTTCAATACACGAACTTTGAGTTTGTCTTTACTCATTTCATTTCTGGGCATAAAAAAGGGGAGTGTTGATTACTCCCCTATCTATACTTGATGTTAAAGTTTAAAACCGCTAAATGTGTCTTTTTTTACATCTTGTTTGATTCCACCAACCACATAACTTTCAACTTCCGTTTCCTGGGGTGCCACCTGAAGACCTTTAGAGGAAATCCAGTGCTGAGTCCAAGGAAGTGGATTATTGTTTGCTGCGATATCATATTGTGGTTTTAATCCTATTGCCTTAAGTCTGCGATTTGCAATCCACTCGACATATTGCTGAAGAAGTTTATCGTTTAATCCGATCATACTACCATCCTTGAAAAGATAGTCAGCCCATCTTTTCTCTTCGTTGACAGCACGATCAAACATTGTATAAACCCACTCTTCTTCTTCCTTTGCAATCTGTTGCATTTCGGGATCATCACCTTCTCTCCACTTATTCATAATATTTTGAGTAAGTGCTAGATGTTGATTTTCGTCTCTTGCGATAAGGCTAATGATTTTAGCTGATCCTTCCATAAGCTTAAGTTCGCCAAAGGCGAAACTACAAGCAAAACTAACGTAAAACCGAATTCCCTCAAGAATGTTAACATTTGCAATTGCTCTGTACAACTTTCTTTTGACATCATTGAGTGTATCTTTTGCGAGAGGAACGTTTTCAAGTTGATACATCCATTGATCGGATGATCCATAATTCTGTGCTGTGATTATGAAATCATCATATGATTCTGTAACACTCTTAGCGCGTTCAAAAATGCGCTCATCAGTAATAATTGTATCAAACACTTCAGATGGATCTGAGTATATGTTTTTGATTATGTACGTATAAGAACGACTATGAATCATTTCCATGAACTCCCAGACAGTTATACATGCTTCCAGTTCCGGCAAAGAACAATATGGAAGAAATGCTAATCCGGGACCACGACCCTGTACACTATCTAACATAATTTGATATTTCAAATTAGATGTGTATATATGTTTTTGTTCGTCTCTTAACGTTTGATAATCACCTCGATCTTTTTGCAAGGAAACCTCTTCAGGTCTCCAAAAATACCCTAGTTGCTGAGTTGTTAACTTATCAAAAACGGGATACTTATATGAATCATACCTTTGAACTCCCAAAGGTTTTCCAAAGAACATTGGTTGCTTTTTTGTATTGACCTGATCCGTGTTAAAAACAGTCATGCCTTTTACTTGCGTTTGTTGTTCTTCTTGATTAAGAATTTTAAACTGCACAAGATTCACACTCTCCCTCCTCCACTTTACTTAATTCTTCAACCAATTCATCCAAAATGGGTTTCGACACCTCAACCTCATCAGTTTTATTATCATAAGTATTTTGATAATATGATGTCTTCCACCCATACTTATATGTAGTTAGAAAATCATTTGCCATTACGGAAACGGGAACTTCATTGTCAGGATAATTCTCTGGATTATAAGACCAATTTCCCGATATTGCCTGATCGAAAAACTTTTGCATTACTGCAACAACATTAACATATCCTCGATTGGATTTCATATCCCAAAGTAAAGTATAATTATTTTTGAGAGTACTATATTGCGGAACAATTTGTTTCAAAGGGCCTTTTTTGGATTTCTTTACAGACAAATATCCACGAGGAGGTTCAATACCGTTAGTTGCATTAGAGACCACAGAACTGCTCTCTGAGGGCATCTGTGCGGAGAGAGTGGAGTGTCTCAACCCATATTGAGATATGGATACTCGCAGTGCTTCCCAGTCGTGTTGAAAGGGAATATTAGTAATCTCATTAACATCTTTTTTGTAAGTATCAATCGGAAGAATTCCATCAGCATACTTAGTGCGTCCAAAATATTCACAATATCCTTTTTCTTTGGCAAGTTGATTAGATGCCTTGAGTAGATAATATTGAAATGATTCAGATAATCCATGAACTGCATCCCATGCCTCTTGAGAATCATAAGAAAATCCAAGTTTTGCAAGGTAATGTGCGAGACCAATAAACCCTACACCTAATGCTCTACGACGTTTTGTAAAGTTTTCTGCTGCCTTGACTGGATAATCCTGATAATCAATCAGTTCTTCAAGTCCTCTGATAACAAGGTCGCAGAGTTCTTCAAGTTCTTCATCTGATTTGATTTTACCAACATTCAATGCACTTAAAATACAAGTTGCGATTTCTTCTGGTCCATCATCATCAATATGCTGAAGAGGAACAACCGGCAAAGTTATTTCCTGACACAAATTTGACATTGTAATCTGATCCTTAAAAGAACTATGAGTATTACAGTGATCTATGTTCATAATATAGATGCGACCTGTTTCTGCACGTTCTTTGAGAAGATTAAGAATAAGTCTTTGTGCCCTTACCGTTTTCTTTGGAATATTTGGATTATTTTCGTATTCAAAGTAGAGAGAGTCAAACTCAATTGTTCCGAAAGAATCATAAAGTCCAGGTACATCATGCGGGGAGAAAAGTGTAATCTCACCATCTTGAATAAATCTTTCATAAAATAATTTACTAATCTGAATTGAATAATCTAATTTACGAACACGGTTATCTTCGGTTCCTTTATTATTTTTTAATACTATAATATCTTCTATTTCTTGATGCCAGATTGGAAAGTGAACCGTAGCACTTCCACCGCGAATCCCATTTTGTGTACAGCACCTAACAGTTGCTTCAAACTTTTTGAGGAATGGGATAACGCCTGTATGAGTAACTTCTCCCCCTCGGATCTTACTGTTGATGCCACGGATTCTACCTGCGTTGATACCGATACCAGCCCTTTGTGAGACATACCTGCCAATAGCCATATCACTGCTAAAGATACTATCGAGGGTGTCATCAATATCAACCAGAACACAAGATGAAAATTGACGAAGTGGTGTTCGCACTCCTGCCATAATTGGTGTTGGGATGTTGATTCGGTGCCTTGAGATTGCATCATAATACCTCTTGACATATGAAAGTCTGGTTTCTTTGGGATATTCCGCAAATATTGTGAGTGCGATCATAATGTACATAAACTGTGGAGTCTCATACACTCCACCACCACTGCGATCTTGTACAAGATACTTATCGACTACCTGACGCAATCCTGCATAAGTGAATATGTAATCACGATCATGACGAATAAATGAATTTACAGCATCAATATCTTCCTTAGAGTATTTATTGTAAATATCAGAATCATAAACTTCTGCGGAAACGCAGTCCATAATATGTTTCTCAAGATGTGGAAGTTCCTGCATCTTTCCATAAAGTTGCTTACGAATCGAAAATAGAAGCAGACGAGCAGCAACAAATTGATAGTTCGGATGTTCTAAATCAATCAAATCTGATGCACTACGAATCAAAATTTCTTGAATTTCGGCAGTGGTAATTCCATCATAAAACTGAATTCCAGACTGTATCTCAACTTGTGATGCAGAAACTCCGGCAAGGTTTTTACATGCCTCATCAACCATTACATGCATCTTATCAAGATCTATTTGCTCAACGTGACCACTTCTTTTTTTAACTTTAATACCGTTACTCATATTTTTTTCCAGGTAGTAAATTTTAGTTTTGCTTCTAATCCTACATATGTATTTGATTCAATCATTTCCTTAACGTTATGATCAGAAAGAATCATATCATTAATATCTTTTTCCTGAATATTATTGGGCCAGATTACAACTTTTTCTCCACGATCAATGCACTTTGAGATTCTTGAGTGAATTTCAGAATTTCGTGGTTCGTTATCATATATCCAGACACAATCGTCAATGCCCCACTTACCAATATCACCATCAGCTCCGCAAAGAGCAATCGAGTTTGAAAGGAATGTTGAATCAAATGGTCCTTCAGTAACGTAAACGGTTTCGTTTTTTTTAACATCATCAAGTCCATAAATTTTTGGGGCATCTTCATAAAGCATTATAGTAATGTATTTAATCTTATTAATACCCAGTGATCTTCCTTGAAATCCAATTAAAGTCTTTTCATAAAACATTGGAATGATGATTCTTGGTTCATCATACTTCGTATTATCAAAAGTTTTTTTAAGAGAATTTGTCCACTTTTTAAAATTTTCGGCATAATAAAACTTATCTGGATTTAATTTTCTACCTTGTAAATATTCACATGCACTTGAATTTTCAGATGCTCTTGGTAAATCTATCTTTGATTTAAATTCAGGAGTCTTGAATTCAAATTTAGGTTCTTCAACCACAAAGTTTTTACCGGTGTGTCCTTCTTTAAACTTCTCAAAAGAATATTGTTTGTGAATCTCTACATCAATCTGTTTTAGAAAATTGCTGAAAGAGATGTTAATACCACAATTGTGACACTTGAAATTTATATTATTTTTGACTTGATACAAATATCCTCTTGCTTTATTTTTGTTTTTTTGAGAATCACCACAAATCGGACAACGAAAGTTATAAAGATTATTCTTGACTTTTTTAAACTTCTGAAAACGAGCAGAAATAAGATTGATGTATTTTACATCAATAAAATCCATAATAAAAAGATAATCATTAATATTAGTATAACAGATTATCAAATCTTGTCAAGACATAGACTCGTAATGATTGCTGTCCACTTGACAATTGAATTTGTAAATTTTTGAAGTGAATAGATTGTCGTTTTCTTTTGAGTTTTCATTGGCCTGAAATAATGCCAACACTCTTTTATTTATTTTATACGAGTCTGTCCTATACGATGGGGATCTTCCATTCCATTTGGAGTTAACCAACCAGATGCTAAATTTGCAAAAAGTCCTACTAATACGGTTAAAACCACTCCGATACCAACAGTCATCCATCTGATTTTTGAAATTTCACCAACTTGACCTTCCAAATCATCAATTCTATCCGATGTTTTTTTATATTCTTTTTGAGTTTCTTCTTTAAAATTATCAATCATTTTTAAAATTAAGTCATCGGTTCTTTGCCCATATTCAATTTTTTCATCGTGAACTGCAAGCATTTTAATTACATTTGTATTAACTTCACTCAATTTTTGAATTGCATCATCAAGTTTGTTGACTATATTTGCAAAGTCAGCAAACTTTTGTTCTAATACGGCAACTTTTACAACTTCTTCTGACATTTTTTTAAGAGCAAAGTTAATATGTTAGATAAAGAGCACTTTGCAAATATTAATTATCATCTGTGACTATTTATTCTTTAAATAATCCAACCAAGGTTTTCTCTTTCCCTTAAAAAACTTCTTTGGTTTCATTGTGAGATCAAATCCGGCAACCGGTCCTTGTGAATTTGCAGATCCACTAAATCCACCTTGAGAACCTGGAGAATTTGCTACCATATTTTCTCTAATAATAGAAATTATTTTATTGAGTGTCTTTTTTTCCATTATAGATTTTGTAAAGTTCTTCTAGACAATCTAAATCAACCTGAATATTATGAATATCTGATTTTGGATACTCTGGGAGTTTTCCAAGAAAAATAATAAAACTTTTAATAAGAGACCAAAGTTCCTTTTCAATTTTGAAAAATAACATCGGTGTTGTTGCTTCACCAAAAATATTATAAAGAATAATGAAATGATTTAAAAGTAAGTTAACCTTCAGATTCCCATTATTCTTATATCTATTTAATAATCTTTTAATATACTTGAAATGATTTAAGTCTTTTTCAAAATCTTCTCTAGTTACTGCCTGAGGATTTTCGTAATGTTTAATTGCAAATAAAAGAAAATTATCCTCATTCAATTCATTAAAAATCATATCACATTATGCAGAAACTGTGAGAGTCGTGATCCCAATTCCAACCGAAGTATCTGTAACTGTTCCAGCACCACCAACTTGACGAAGAATATCTGAAGTAAAAGTTTTGATTACTGCGGCACCACCAGAAAAATCAGTAATAGTTCCTACGACTCCTGCAGACATATTAATGCTAAAAATCGTTCCAACACCTGAATTTCCAGATGTAAAGGCAAATGCTACACGGTTTGAAATTTGACCATTAAAGTTGTTATAAACAACTTCACCATCATCATTAGTGTAATTTACAACTCCACTATTTGCTGAAGTTGATGCTGCCGTTGCAACAACTGATGTGCCTGTAGATCTGTTGAGAAGAACCGTGGCACCTGCACTACAATACACATTTTCATTCCAAACTACGTGAACATATGCAGTCTGTCCATTGTTTCTAATTTTATCGGTGGACCCTGCAGCAACAGAAATTCTTGAATTTTGATTTGGATCTTCAAAGAAAACGGCAACTGGAGTTGCATTTCCAAGACCAGTTGCTCCAGTATCTGATGCAGATCCTGCGGTATTCAGTCCGACAACAGGAACAATTACTTCATCATAATAGTTTGTTGATAGTCCTGATTGTTCTGAAGTACCATACCTTCTGTAAACCCATCCACGATTGTCTGCAAAGCAATTCCAAGGAGTGTTTTCGCGGTCATTCTCGGAAAGGTGCTTTGGAAGTCCATATCTATTTGCTTCTGTTTCAGTGGTTGTGGAAATTCCCCAGAGTGCCATTCTTTTTACCTATAATTCGTTAATCTAAAAAGTATTTATAAAAATAAAGAGACCTCGTTAATTTGAGAGTCTCTTTATTTTTTTACAATAACCATCAAAACATTTCTGACAAATTGATAAATACTATTTGCCTTTATGTTTTGATTTTGACCAATATATTCTGATAGGGAGAATAACAGTCCAAGGGCAACTGTGAATCCCCAATTTGCGAGAAAGCAAGTAATCACTTACAGTTCTTCAGAAGAGCAGCTCTTACGGTAGAGGCAATTATATTATCAATGTCATTGTCAGTGGTCTTTACATAACGATCAATCAAATCTACAACCAGTTTCTTTACCTGACAAGAATTGAGAAACTGAAACAAAATTGGTTTAATTAAATTTACTACATTTGCCATTTTAAAAATCCTATTACAACAATTCTATTTAGGGATTTTACCAAATTTTAACTATTACAGAATATAAAACTTTTTTTTAAACTTTTTGTCTCAAAATGAGATCAATATATTCTCGGTGTCCTAGAGTTACACTAGTATTATCAAGCCAATTTGAACTTGATATTTTATTTTCATATTCATTATGCAAGTGTGGATATGAATTATATTCGTTTATAATATTATTAACATCAAACCAATCTAACCCGTATAAAACGCAAATATAATTTGCAGAGGAAAACATTCCATAAGGAACATCACAGTCTCCATATTGTGGTAATCTATATTTCCATATATCCAAATTATTTTTTAAAGATTCTGTAAGTTTTAAATTGCATTTAATTTCTCTCCAAAAAGGTGTATCATCCCTCTTCACCAAATAATGTGCCTGTATATAATCAACGAGATTATCAAAAACCGCATTCATCCTAGTATTAAAGGTTTTATGATCGTTTGAAGGATAATATGATATAAAACAACGAATTTGTTGAATAGTACTACCAATTGAAGTTGCTTCTAATGGTTCTACAAAATTTGCAGATAATCCTGCTGCCATACAATTCTTATACCAAAATTTTTCAAGTCTTCCTGGATCAAATTTAAATCTTTTTACAATTTCAACATTATCAAAGTCTCTTTGCATTTCTTGATGCGCTTCATCTTCAGAGATAAAATTGTCGGAAAATACATACCCATTCCCAGTTCTACCTCGAACGGGAATATGCCAAGACCAACCAGCATTTCTTGCTTGAGATAATGTCCAGGCATTATATTCATCCATTTCTTTTGTTGCAAATGATATTGCAGAATTTAGAATTAAATATTCGGAATATGATTTCCACTCAATTTTCAATTTTTCAGATATTAAAAATCTTTTAAGTCCACTACAGTCAATAAAAAATTTGGAGGTGTATTCATATCCAGTAGTAGAAATTAAACTTAAAATATTTCCACTGCTTTCACAAATTTTAACATCTACTAATTCATCATCTATTAATGTAATTCCCCTTTCATAACAAAGTCTATGTAAATATTCATTTAATTTATATGTATCAAAGTGATACTGGTTTGTAGGAACCTCATTTTTATTTCTAGAAAATCTTGCAACAAATCTATTCTTCCAAATAAGATCCGATTGTAAAAGTTTTTTTGGAACTCTATTCGCAATTAAACTTGCATATGCTATATGATAATCGTAATTTGTCGCGGCATGTGGGTTTCCAACATTGTGCATATAATCTTGATGAGACCAATTTTTAAAATAAATTCCAAGTTTAAAAGTTGCCCCAGTTTCTTTGATTAAATCATATTGCGTAATTCCAATATAATCACAAAAGAATCTCCAATGTTCTGTAGATCCTTCACCAACACCAATTATACCAATTTTTTTAGATTCTATTATTTTTATATCTTTTTGTGGATATGCCCTTTTTAACATCAAGGCAGATATGCATCCAGCAGTGCCACCACCAACAACAATGAAATCACACATAAAAATTAATCATCATTTAGTATATTTATAACAATTAAACTATATTTAATTTCGTAAAAAAATATTTTTTCAAATTTTAACTATTTTTTTAGGATGCATAACTTTTTTAGGATAATAATTAAGATTATTAAGATTACTAGGAGAATTCTTCCACTCTTTTTCAAACGCAGGAGTGTTTATTGCTTGTATTAATTTAGATTTTATTTCAATATTATCCTGTCGTTCTACTTCAGAAATCTGCTCACCTTCTGGTTATTAAGATGCTTCTAAAGGTAATTTTCCGGACTTCTGCATTTGAAATTTTTGTTTCTGCAGAGTCTGTTGCAGTTAGTTTTGGTTTTTGAGTTGATCCAGTCATTAAACTTGGAGTATTTGCTCTGATATACTCAAGTGCTTTAGATGCTCCACTTTATTTTTGAACTTCTTGAGTATTTCCAGAAACTTCTTCTGGTGGATTACTCATCTTTTGAAGATTTTTTCCTTTTATTGTAGCAATTTTTTTGCGTATATTAGTTTCTTGTTTCAAAGCATTATTGCGTATCTTAGTTTCTTGTTTCAAAGCATTAAGAAGTTCTGGTGTGAGGGAAATATCATCTAATCCCTCATCAACTTTTTTGGGAATTCCTTCGTGTTTTGTTTTGGCAAAATCACGAATTTTCTTTTCACTCATAGTATCAACAATTTTAAGAACCGCATCACTTACTTCAGATCTTGGAGTTTGTCCTCTTTTAACGGAAAGGGCAAGTCCGAATAACTTTTGCTGCTGCTTACTTTCTGCTTTTTCATTAAGTTCTATCATTTCTAAAAGAGTTCCACCAAGATTTTCTACTGACTCACAAAGTTTTGGATGAATTACAACTGTATTTGTTATATTCTTCCTTTCTTTTACTTTTTTTTCCTTAATCGGGTTATCGCTTAAAATGACATTGATTACTTCAGCGAGATCTTGTCTCCAATTAGAATATCCTTCTTTTACTTTTTTCTTTGAGATTGCCTTTCCAACTACTTTTCGACGTCTACCCTTTACTTTTCTACCCTTTACTTTTTTCTTTTTCTTTGAGATTGCCTTTCCAACTACTTCACGACGATTATGAAGATACTTATCAGATTCATCGGTGTCGCCATCATTATCAATATCAGCATCTTCTTGGCCTACGGGATCAAGATGCGATTCTTTACAAAAAACCTGCTCTAAATAAACTTTTGAAATATCGTTAAGAATATTATTAGACATTAGAGTAAATACTTTTTTTTATTTTCTTATACTTATTTATAAATTCTTTGATGTGACTATAACCTTTATATGG